CGTGTTGGCACCACTGCTAACTTCTCGGATGCTTATGATGACGCTGCTCTTGTTACCGCCTTCTACGACGCCGCTGCTGCGATGGACGAGAAGGGTGTGAGCCAAGAGGGTCGTGTTGCTGTCCTGACTCCTCGTCAGTACTATGCACTGCTGCAAGGCATCAACTCCAACATCCTGATCAACCGTGATGTCCAAGGTACTGCTCTGCAGTCTGGCACCGGTATCATGGAGATTGCTGGTATCAAGATCTACAAGTCTACCAACATTCCTTTCTTCAGCAACTACGGTACCAAGTTCGGTTCGACCGGCGGCACTACCGACACTGGTGTTGCTTCTCCTGGTAACCTGGGTAGCTTCGTTGACACCGGCATGGAAGATGCTGATGCTGCTGCTACTGGCATCAACAACGAGTATGGTCTGGGTGCTGAGTTCAGCAAGTCCTGCGGTCTGATCTTCCAACGTGAAGCTGCTGGCTGTGTGGAAGCTATCGGTCCTCAGGTCCAAGTCACCAGCGGTGACGCCTCTATCATCTACCAAGGTGATGTGATCGTTGGTCGTCTCGCCATGGGTGCTGACTACCTCAACCCCGCTGCTTGCGTGGAACTGTTTGCTGGCGCTGCTTCTGGCGACGCTGCTTTCTGATCTTTATTGCGATCAATACTGGGGGAGCTTCGGCTCCCCTTTTTTTTATCTTTTGACAGGTAACTATGCCCTTTCCTACTTATGCTGTGTCCACCGAACTGGATGCTGTAAATCAAATACTTAGCTCAGTGGGACAGGCTCCTGTCACCACACTAGATCTCCAGAACCCTGAAGTATCTATTGTACTCAACACCCTCCGGGAAATCAACAAACAGGTTCAAGCTGAAGGCTGGATCTTCAACACTGAACGTGAATATGAGCTGGTTCCTGACAGTGTAACTAACCAAATTGCATATCCTACTAACCTTCTGCAGATTGACGCTAATCAGAAACAACACAAGTCTGATTATGATGTAGTCCGTAGGAATGGTAAGTTATATGATCGTTTGAATCATACTTATACTTTTACTGAAAACATTAAAGCTGATGTAGTTTGGTACTTTGATTTTACTGATGTACCTCCTGCATTCCAAGCTTATATTACTGCCAGAGCTGCACGTATGTGCTGCGTTAAAATGGTAGGAGATCGTGAACTACAAGCACTGCTCCAAGAACAAGAGATGATGACTCGTGCTGCAGCCATTGAATATGATTGCAATCAAGGTGATTACTCTATGTTTGGATTCAGTGATGGTAAAGATTATTACAATAGCTACCAACCTTTCCATGCATTGATGCGATGAGCACTATTACCCAACGGATACCTTACCTATTTGGTGGTATTTCACAACAACCAGACAATCGTAAGTTTCCTGGACAGCTTCGGGATTCTATTAATGCTTTCCCTGACTATGCTCTTGGCTTACTTAAACGTCCTGGTGGTCAGTACATCACTGAACTCTATGGAGCCAGTAATTCAGGTAAATGGTTTTCTATCCTGAGGGATGCTCAAGAAAAGTATGTTGGACAATATGATGACAATACGTTTCGTATTTGGAGCCTGCTTGATGGCAGTCCCCGACGTGTCGATATGGGTTCCGATACTGGTGTCCCCGGCACTTGTAATCAAACGAATCTTCAAACTGATCTAACTGCTTACAATGCAGCTGTCGATGATACTGCTGCTAAACTGGCTTTACTGCACACTGCTCAAGCAGACTATGCAGAAAAACTAGCAGGTCAAAATGCTACAACTGAATCTCTGTTTGCTGTTAACTACAACTACCCAACCGGTCAAATTGATCAGTATCTCACCTCTGGCGTCATAAAAAATGCTGCTGGTGTCTATACAGTCAAGAACGCTGATGCTGTCATTAGTGTTGATTCAAGTTTACCTGCTGGCTATGCACTGGGTACTGAACTGACTGATGAACACCCACTGCTTGCTTCTGAAGGTTATCGTGTCTACCAAGCTATTCTGACTGTTGCTGCTACCAGCAATGCGAGTGAGTTAGCTGCAGCGTTGACTGCGATGAATACCGCTCAAACTAACTATGACAACGCTGTAACTGCGGAAGCTTCTGCTAAGTCAGACTATGATGCAGAAGTGACTAATTGTGTTATCTCCGCTACTCCTTCCAATGGTTACCTATATGGTGCTACGGCTGATGATATTGAGCTGCTTACTCTTAACGACTACACCTTTGTTCTTAACAAGGCGAAGACTGTAGCATTGAAAGCAGCTACGTCTGCCGCTAAACCGAACGAAGCTTTTGTCGTTGTTAAAGTCATTGGTCAAGGTCATTATGACCTTAAGTTAGATGGCACTCTTCGTAGTCAAAGTCCTACATCTCCACAGGATGTTCAAGCGGTAACTTCTCACTTTGTTAACGACATTAATGGTCAAACATTTGGTGGTAAAACTTATACCGCTGTTGCCGTTGGTCCTGGTGTTTATATTAGTTGTACTGATGATTTCACTATTGAAGTGATAGGCGGTCCATCTGAAGACTCTATGTTTGTCTTCCAAGAAACTACGCCTACCGTTGCTGATCTACCACTTCAATGTAAGGACGGTTATGTTGTCCGAGTAGTCAACAGTATTGATGTTGATGTCGATGACATGTACGTTAAGTTTGTAGCAGATGAAGGTGCTACTTATGGTACTGGTGTTTGGGAAGAGACGATTGCCCCTGGTATTAAGTATGAGTTTGATGAGCTAACTATGCCTCATCAACTGGTACGTCAGGCTGATGGTTCATTTACCTACGGTCCTGTTACTTGGGAGAACCGTTTGGTTGGTGATGAAGTTACTAACCCTGATCCCAGCTTCGTTGGTTCTAAAATCAACAACCTGTTCTTTTATCGTAACCGGCTTGGGTTTCTTTCTAACGAAGCAGTTATCTTGAGCCGAGCTGGCGATTACTTTAATTTTTGGGCTACTACTGCTTTAACCGTTACTGATGATGATCCGATTGACATCACTGCATCCTCTGTGAGACCTGTCAATCACCGTTACGTCCGTCCCACCAGTGTTGGTCTTGTTTTGTTCAGTGATACTGAGCAGTTCATTCTGACTACGGATGCTGACATTCTTAGCCCTAAGACGACTAAGATTAACGAGTTGTCAAGTTATGAGTGTGATCCAGTTGTAGAGGCTGTTACGCTTGGTACTAGCTTGGTGTTTATCTCTAAGACTCCTTTGTTCACACGTATGTATGAGCTGTCTGAGATTAGCACCGATCGACCACCTACGATGAACGAACAATCAAGAAATGTACCGGAACTAATCCCAGCAACCATTGATTCGTTGATCGCATCTCCTGCTTTGTCTCTTGTTTCGTTTGGTACTGCTGGCAGTAACCTTGTCTACCAGTATCGGTTCTTGGAGCAAGCTAACCAAGGTAGACTTGCTACTTGGTATAAGTGGCGTTTGACGGGTGAGTTGTTGGATCAATTCTTCGATGCTAACACTTACTATGCTACGGTTAAAGACGGTAATAACGTCTTTGTCCAGTCTTATGATCTGACCCAAGCAAACGAAGAAGGTTTCTTGACCCTTCCTACTGGTGAAAAAACTGACATTTGTCTTGATAACTGGAACATTAATCCCTATCGGACATATGACTCTTCCGCTAATACTACTCGTATCTTCTTACCTTACGATCACATCAGCGGTAAGACGTTCTCTGTGCTGGTCCTAGGAGGCTACATAGGGGGTTCTAATGATACTTCTAGTGAATCGGTAGGGGCAGTACTTTACCCCACCGTACAGGGCTCTGCAGGTGCCTATTACGTTGATGTAGACGGAGACTATCGTGGTAGAGATTTGATCATCGGGTATATCTATACGATGGAAATCTCTCTTCCTAAGTTCTTTGTGACTCAAACTGAAGCTCAATCGGCTGTCTCTGATTTTACTTCTGATCTTATTATTCATCGTATTAAAGTTTCAACAGGACTCAGCGGTCCTGTGAAGTATGAAGTTACGATTACTGGTAGACCTGAATGGAGTCAAACAATTGAGGCTACCGTTCCTTACACTTATGATTTGAATAGCGTTAACATGTCTGCTGACGCTGTACACACCATCCCAATCTACCAACGTAATGAGAATCTTAATTTTAAGATTATTGGTGATACTCCGTTCCCCGTTAGTCTGTTGAGTTTGAATTGGGAAGGTAAGTATAACACTGGTTTCTATAGACGCTAATGACTACATCCACCCGTGGTTTTACTTTTAAACCAGCTACCATTAACGACACCTTAGAACTTACTAGCCAAATGCTGGATAGGGGGTTGCTTGACTTTGAACGAGTTGGGCAGCATCCTATCTTGCATTTAGCGTTGTACATCCATGAAGATGATTCTTACTTGATCTATGGACCTGACGGGAATCTATACGGAGCTTACGGTGTATCTGATGATAACATGGTTTGGATTCAGATGACCAATCAAGTTAAAGCCAACCCACTGACAACAGTGCGTTTTGGTAAAGCGTTAATGGAACATATAAACCGTCCTTATCTATGGACGACTATTGATATAAAAAATACTGAACTAATTAACTTAGCTAGGTATTTAGGTTTTAAGGTACTACGGGTTTTTCCGGATGGACCTGACAATGTTTACTCTATAGAGATTGTACGATTATGTCCAACATAAGCGGATTTAGCCAGTATAGCCTTGATCCTACTGGTCCAACTTTAGCTAGTTTTGATAATCCTGTTAGTCCTAGTGGAGGTGGTGGTGGTTTTCTTTCTAACTTAAACCCCCTTGGCTTAGCTCTTGCTGGTGGTCAACTGGCTTTGGGCGTGGCTAACATGGTTCAAGCTGGTAGAGCCCGTGAGCAACAGGTTTACAACACCACCTACCAAAACACCCTTAATCAAAAACTAAGGGAGTTTGCAACTCAACAAAAGAACGCACAAATCACAAGAGCGTTCGGTTCTAAACTTGATTACGTTACTAACCAAATTGAAAACAACTACTTAGCTGCTCAAGCTTCGTGGACATCTGAACAGATGCGTCTTAATGACATCTATGCACAAGCTGCTTATAGAAGTCAAGGTATGCAACGGCGATTGACAGAAGCACTTGGTGCCTCTGCAGCACGTGAGGTATA